AAGAAACTCACCGCAAAGGAATAAGCCATGTCCACCATCACCGAAGCCAACAACCTTGGCGACCTCTTGAAGTACGAAGCCCCCAATCGCTATTCGCGTGACGTTGCCACCATCGCAGCAGGCCAGAACCTGCCCCTGGGCACGGTGCTCGGTCGCAAGACGGACGATGGTAAGCACTACGCCATCGATCCTGGCGCAACCGATGGCACTGAAACCGCCATCGGCGTACTGGCCAACGAGATCGATGCCACCAACGCCGACCGCAGCGATGCCATCCTGATTGCGCGGCACGCCATCGTCGCCAAGACCGCCCTGGTCTGGCCGATTGCACTCACCGGTGCCCAGCGCATTTCCTACGAGCAGCAGTTGGCAGACCGTGGCGTGCTGGTGCGCGAGTCTGCATAAACCCCTTCTGTCCCTCACCCCAACGAACCCGCCTGGCCGCTTGGCTTGTGCGGGTTTTGTCATTCTTGGAGCCCCAAATGAACAACCCGTTTCTCAATCCCGGTTTCTCGATGGCCAGCCTGACCGCAGCCATCAACCTCATCCCCAACCGTTATGGCCGCCTGGAGGCCTTGAATCTGTTTCCGGCCAAGCCCGTGCGCACCCGCCAGATCATTGTCGAGGAGTACGCCGGTCGCTTGAACCTGTTGCCTACCCGCGCTCCCGGCTCGCCTGGCACTGTGGGCGAGCGTGGCAAGCGAAACCTGCGTTCCTTCGTCGTCCCGCACATCCCGCATGACGATGTGGTGTTGCCGGAAGAAGTCCAAGGGATCCGCGCATTCGGCTCGGAAACCGAAATGGAAGCGATTTCTGGTGTGCTGGCCCGCCACCTGGAAACCATGCGCAACAAGCACGCCATCACGCTGGAGCACCTGCGCATGGGTGCCCTGAAGGGCAAGATTCTGGATGCAGATGGCTCCGAAATCATCGACCTCTTTGACTCGTTCAAGATTGGTCAGACAACCATCCCATTCAAGTTCTCGGTCAAAGCCGATGAGGGCAACGTCAAGCTTGCCTGCTACGACTTGCTGAGCAAGATGGAAGATGGACTAGACGGCGAGCTGATGACCGGTGTGCATGTGCTTTGTTCGCCCGGCTTCTTCCGTGCCTTGACCACCCATGAGGAGACCAAGACGGCATATACCAACTGGCTGCAAGGCTCGATGCTGATCAGCGATGTGCGCGCCGGATTCAACTACACCGGCGTGACCTTCGAGGAGTATCGCGGCAAGGCCAGTTTTCTGGATGCAAATGGCAACATGGCCACGCGTGATTTCATCGCTGAAGGCGAAGCGCACGCATTTCCTCTGGGCACTGTCGATACCTTCTCGACCTACTTCGCACCGGCCGACTTCAACGAAACGGTCAACACGCTGGGCCAGTCCCTGTACGCCAAGCAGGCGCCACGTCAGTTCGATCGTGGCACTGACTTGCACACGCAGAGCAACCCGCTGCCCATGTGCCACCGCCCAGGCGTTCTGATCAAGCTCACCTCGGTGTAAACACTGCGATGCAGCACGCTTTCGAGCGGGCAGTTTCGTGCCTATTCGCCCGGCTGGGGGTGCACGGCACCTACCGGCTGGGCAATGGCCGCGAAATCGCCACCCGCTTCATCAGCAAGCAAGCCGATGTGGTGGAGGCCTTTGGCGAAAGTCGACTGGCCTTGGCCACACATCGCTTTGATGTGCTGGCCAGCACGGTGCCCACACCCCGTGACGGCGAGCGCTTCACAGTCAACGGCCAGACTTATCAGGTGGTGGGTGAACCGTTGGCTGACAGGGATCGCCTGATCTGGACGCTGACCGGGGCACCAGTATGAGGCAATCATGAAACTACTGGCAGCACTCTCAGGTGACCTGAATCAGATGCTGGCCGACGAGGTGCGCATCGCGGAGCAGGCAGTGACGCACTCGATCCGCGAAGCCACCAATGGGCTGAAGGCCGAGTTGCGCAACCAGATCACCGGTGCCGGCCTCGGCCAGCGCCTGGCCAACACCTGGCGTGGCGAGGTCTACCCCAAGGGGAAGATGAGCATCAAGGCTGCAGGTCTGGTTTACAGCCGGGCGCCGGTGGTGGTCGGCGCGCATGGTGACGGTGCCACGATCCGCTCCAAGGACGGATTCTGGCTGGCCATTCCCTTGCCCGCCGCCGGCAAAGGCCCACGCGGCAAACGCATGACGCCCGGCCTTTGGGAAAAGCTCCGGGGCCAGCGCCTGCGTTTCATCTACCGCCGGGGCAAGCCGTCGCTTCTCGTTGCGGAAAACCAGCGTGCCCGCCAAGGCCAACGAGGTGGTTTCTCCGCCGCTTCGCAAAAGGCCCAAGCCACTGGCAGAGGGCTGGTCACCGTCCCCATGTTTTTGCTGGTTCCCCAAGTGACTCTGAAGAAGAAATTCGATATCGACAGCAGCGCGCGCCGCTGGATCGGTACTCTGGCTCAGCGCATTGCCAACCGCTTCGATGAGGCCGAACGACGAGAGGTGACTCAATGAGCCAAAGAGAAAACGCCATCGGCGCACTGTTCGCGGTCCTTGGCCAGTTGTCCTTGGGTGCCACCGTCAAACGAAATGCCGCCTTGCCCGAGCGCATCGCGGACCATGCTATGGCCATCCTGCGCGACGGCGAGATGGGCGAGCCCGAGGTGTCGTTGTCGCCTCTGACCTACCACTGGCAGCACCAGGTGGTGATTGAACTGTTCGTGGCGGAACCCGATGCCAGTGCTCAGGATACGCGTATGGACGGTCTGCTCATGGAGTTGGCCGCCCTGATCGAAGTTGACCGGACGCTGGGCGGCGTCATCGAGTTCGCCGAGATCGGTCCACCCAAATTCGATGAACTGGCGCCCGACGGCACGGGCGGTATCAAGGCCTGTCTGTTGCCTGTGGTTCTGCATTACAGCAGTTCTAGCCCGCTGAACTGACCCATTTCGACACCCACTCACACCCATTTCCGTAAGGAGAACAACTTATGGCACGTGCCTATGGCGCGAACGCCAGCCTCTTGGCCGCGTTCGAAACCACCTATGGCAGCAACCCAGTGGGCGACTACTGGAAGCTGCCCTTCGTCTCCACCACCCTCGGCTCCGAACAGGGGCTGATTGCCAACGATTTGATTGGCCTGGGCCGTGACCCCAGTGCCCCCATTCGGGACGTCATCAAGGTCGAGGGCGATATCGTCGTGCCCATCGATGTGCGCCACATCGGCATCTGGCTAAAAGCTCTGCTGGGTGAAGCCAGCACCAGTGGCTCCGGCGTGGTGACGCACATCTTTACCTCTGGCAAACCCAGTCTGCCCAGCCTCACGCTGGAGACCGGTTTGCCCGACATCCCTGCCTGGTTTGTGGCGTCGGGTGTCATGGTCAACAGCCTGCAGGTGGGGTTCTCGCGCTCCGGTGCGGCCAACGCGACGGTCGGATTGATTGCCCAGGGCGAAGCCAAACAGGCGGCCACGCTCGATGCCACCCCATCGACCCGCGACCTGATCCGCTTCAACCAGTTCCAGGGCTCCATCAAGCAAGGCGGTACTGCACTGGGCAATGTGGTGTCCGCGCAGCTGACGTACTCCAACAACCTGGAGCGGATTGAAACCATCCGTTCCGACGGCAAGATCGAAGGTGCCGATCCCACGGTCGCCAGCCTCACCGGCAACCTGGAAGTGCGCTTTGCCGACACGACGCTCATCGATGCCGCCACCAACAACACCCCGCTGGAGTTGACCTTCAGCTACGCGATCGACGCCGAGCGGCGCCTGACCTTCGTCGCGCACGAGGTCTATCTGCCCAAACCGAAGCTCTCTATTTCCGGCCCCGGCGGCATCCAGGCCACCTTCGAATGGCAGGCCGCCAAGAACGCAGCGGCCAACACGATGCTGACAGTCGAACTGGTGAACGACGTCACTTCCTACTGATATCTCGACCGAGGTTACTCATGATCAAACTAAACCTTCCGCGTGAACCACACTGGATCACGCTGGCTGCCGGCGTGCGTCTGCAGGTCCGTCCCGCCACCACTGCACTGGTGATGGCTGCGCGCCATGCCGCATCCAAGATCACTGGCGCTGACATCACAGCCGCTGGCGAACGCACCGCCACCCTCATCACTGAACTGGCCAAGTTGGCCGTGCTTGCATGGGAAGGCGTGGCCGACGACAAGGGCAAACCGGCTGCTGTCACGCCAGAAGGCGTTGCAGCCTTGATGGAGCACTGGCTCTTGGCCGATGCCTTCGAGCGTGAGTACCTGGCCGGTCTCTACGCCTTGGATACCGAAAAAAACGCCTGAAGGCCCGCACCGCGTGGCACTTCGGTGGCGGGCCCGCTTACTGCAGTGCCTGCCCCGAACCATGCCCCGAGTGCCCGTACACCATGAACGCCCCCCAAAGTCTGGACGGCTGGCAAGCGGCCAGTGCGGTTGAACTCTGTGCCAGCCAGTTGCGCATGGCGCAAGGCCGGGTGGTGGGGCTGGATCTCAACGCCTGGATGTTGGCTTGCGAGTGCTCAGGGCTGGACAAGGCCACGGCGATTGACCTGTTCCCGGCGGTCGAGGCGGGCCTGATGAGCACCCTGCAACAAGACGAATAGACCAACGACTCACACGACGACTGAATTCCCCCATGGCTGAACGCAACCTCTCCATCCGCTTGTCCGTGGTCGACGGCGGCAAGGTCAAGGCTGAACTGTCCGAGATCGGTGAAAAAGGGGAGCGCTCGCTCAAAAAAATCGAGGCGGCGTCAACCCCGGCATCCAGTGGCCTGAAACTGCTGTCGTCTGCCGCGAATGACGCCAAGTACCAGTTGCAGGTCGCCACAGACCGACTGGGCCTTCTCGGCTCGGTCCTGGGCAAACTGGGACCTGCTGGCCTGATTGCTGGTGCTGGCATTGCTGCAGTGG